CTCTCGCTGCTCATTTCTTCTCCGGAACAAACTTGTCCTTAATAGTAATAGTAACAGTTCTTTCTACTTCTGGGTTTTCAGCCGTAGCACGAACTCCACCAAATAATTTTTCCATCAATGTATCATAAGTTTGTGAAGCTACATCTGACTTACTAATTTCAAGAGCTTTGTTAACATCTTTACGAGTTAACTCTTCATCCTTAGATAATATAACTCTTTTTAATTCACTTTTTCCAAGTTTGGTTAAATCATCAAAAGCAAGCCTATATCTAACATGAAGGAGTTCTTCAATGTAGTCAATGCTTCCTTGAGATGGTTGAGCATCAGAATAGTCGCCATCTTTTTGAAGAGTGCGCAGGCCCTGATCAAGTGTTGACAAAAGCACACGTGCATTGCTATCCTGCCACTCATGCTCTCTGCCAAATTCTTTTTTCAAATCTTCTAATACGCCCTTAAGCTTAGCTAAATGAATAAGCTTTTGACCCATTGCTTCTGAAAGAAAAGCTTCGCTACGATTGTAATTCTGTAAACCTCTACGAGGATTATATTCAGTTTCCTGATCAATACGACGAGTATCAAAAGCTACTTTGGTAAAACCGCTGCCAGATGCATAGGCAGAAAGGCCAGCTTTTCTAAGCTGAATAGACTGCTTCCTAGCTGGAAGATCACTGCTTCCGCTGGAAATCAATTGATATAGCTCTGAAATTGTGTCTATTTTCATACGCTTCTTTCGGGTAGGGGTCAATATTATGTGGTATTATTACAATCCCCAGCATATTAATCCGCTTCCCTTGACATCAAATTTTTAAGATTTAGACTGCCCACCATGGAAAACACGAACCTTTCACCCCAACGGGTAAATCGGCAAGCATTAGAAATATGTCGCATACTTAGCAACAATGGCTATCAAGCCTACATTGTCGGTGGGTGTGTTCGAGACCTGCTCATGGGTGCCACGCCAAAAGACTGGGACATCACGACTGATGCCTCTCCAGAGGAAGTAATTGCTTTATTTCCAAAGACGATTCCTACTGGATTGCAGCACGGAACCGTTACAGTGGTGATGGGACTAGGAATCGAAAATCATTTTGAAGTTACCACCTTTCGTATTGAGGGGGCGTACACGGACGGGCGCAGGCCAGAAGAAGTCTTCTTCGTCCTTCATGTTGATCAAGACTTGGCCCGACGAGACTTAACCATCAATGCAATTGCATATGACCCTATTTCAGGAAGAATTGTTGACCCTTATAACGGTCAACAAGATTTGTATGAAGGAGTCATTCGTGCAGTTGGAAGTCCTGGTGCAAGGTTTCGAGAGGACGGCCTCAGAATCATGCGTGTGGCAAGATTTGCTGCTCGATTTGGTTATGATGTCCAAGGCGAAACTTTCAATGGGATGAAAGAAAACATTGAAACACTAAAGAAGGTCTCAAAGGAACGAATTCAAGATGAGCTTTGTAAGACGCTCATGAGCGAAAACGCCTCCTTTGGGTTCCAACTTTTACAGCAATCTGGTGCCCTTCAAGTAGCTTGTCCTCTTTTGTTTAATCATGAAAATGATATGAATGAGCTTACGTTACTTGATAGGTGTTCCGGCGATCTGGAAACGCGCCTTGCGTTTCTATACTCACACTGCCCATTTGGTTTGGTTGAGCAAGAACTATTTTCCTTAAAATTCTCCAATAGGGAAATTAAAAGAGTTTCATTTCTTTTGCAATTACTGGAAAGATACCGAGACTTTGTATCTAAGGATACGGATCTTGCCTATAAGAGCTTTATGGCGGTTATCAAGAACCATAGCCCTGACCCTTGGACCCATACCTTAGAGCAATTTATACATTTGACTGAGGCCCTGGGATACCTATCCAGGGAGCAATTCGAGAAGTATGAGAGTGTTGTGGTCCTAACCCGCAGAGAAATGGTGGTAAACGGAGACGATTTACTGACCATTGGGATTAGGCCGGGACCTCAAATTAAGAGCATTTTGGATGCTTGTTATTTGGAAGTTTTACGGAATCCAGAAAACAACACCAAGAGCTTTCTTCTTAATTTTGCGGCAGGGTACTAAAAACAAAAAACCCTCTAGATTGCTCTAGAGGGTTTTTCTAAACTTTAATTAGTTAACGAATTAACCAACAGTTACGGACTTACGACCTGCTGCGACACCACGTGGGTTGACGATAGCGATACCGATGATCTCGGAAACTACCCAACCAAGCTTCAACTGCTTTGGTTCGTCTGCTGGAAGAACTTCAATGTCTTGACGGATTGGCATTACACCAACGAACTCTGGGTCTGCGGCACCGTAGATGGTTCCTGGTGGAACAATCTTGGAAACCATAATGTCAGTACCCCAAATGTGAGCGTATAGACCAGTCTGTAGAACTTCACGCATGGTTACAGGATCGAAATCTCCGCCACCAGTGCCTTGTCCACCACCTGAACCCCACTTTAGGATATCGGTGAACTCATTGATGTTCATGAAGTACTTAGTGGTTACTAAGTCCCAACGATCAATGTTCTGCTTGATTTCAACAAGGTCTCTCTTTAGAAGACCTGCATCAGCGATATCGGTCAAGGTGTTCTCGACAGATGCGGCTGCATCAAGAGCTGCGAAGATGTTTGCATCTTCTTGTGCCATAATTTCCTGGCGAGCCTTTTGGACTGCACGGTCAATTACGTTGAATCTACGACGCTTAACTTCAGCGATACGAACCGTTGGGTTAGCGTAGATTTCGAATTCTGGAACAACTACACGGTCACCGAATACGCGGGATTCTGGACCAGTACCGTTGCTGGAGATAACAACTGCGGCAACATCGATATCTCTATCGTAAGTTGGCATTGCACCTTGTGGAAGAGGGTCAACAACAAGGGCTCTACGGGCAATACCGTGGTAGTCCAAGTTACGACGAATTGGGTTTGCCATTGCCTGAGCAAGAGCAATCTTTCCGTCTTGGGTCATAATAGCGCGAGAAATAAGCTCATCACGCTTGTCATCGCTTAGGGATGGTTGACCTGCAAGACCCATGTTGGATGGAGTGTTCTCTTCAAGAACTGCTGCATACTTTACAAGGGTTTGTAGTGCATCCTTTAGGGATGAGGCGTTCATTTCGCCATGATTGTTAAACATATTCATAATGTCTCCTAGTGGAATTTTTTGCCAGTCTTACCAGCGACACACTCTCGTGTGATAGAGTGTTCTATGAACGTTAATCCATAAAACACTTGAACTTTATTCAGTCAGCTAATTAATCAATTAGACTGGTGGGCTGAACCAGAAGGTTGCAAACGCAAACTGCTTGGTAGTGGTGTTAAGAGCCTGTACCAAGTTGCTTGGAGTGGTTACCAAAGAACCGTTGGTCTCGAATCCAAGGAAACGAGCTACGGTGGTTCCAGTACCAGCGGCTGGAGTCAAAAGACCAGCAGAGGTAAAGTTAAGAGCTGCACCGATACCTAGGGTAACGTTGGTTGGTTGAAGACCGGTAGTAGCGTTAGTGTCACATGCGTCAAGAGAGACAGCATATAGACCCTGCTTGTCCCAGCAAGTTACCTTGCCAGAGCCAGTTGCAGTGTGAGGTCCAAGGACCGCACCGCCAGTTACCTGTTGACCAACAGTTCCACCAACAACAGAACCGAATAGGGTTCCGTATCCAGTGATACCTTCATCGGCCAAGAACAATGGACGGTCGCTACCAGAAGTAGCTAGAGTTACAACTGGACGGTGCTCAACAGAACCGGAGTTGTCGTATCCGTCACGGAATACATCATAAGCAGCCTTATCGGAGCTGGCGGCTGGGTAGCCCTTGATAGTAACAACTTCACCACCCTTAAGTAGTAAGGATGCTGCATCATAACCGTCAAATTGACCTAATGGCTGAGTGCCTGGTTGCAATAGTTTTAGAGACATTTTATTTTCCTATAATCTCAATATCACATTAACGTGATGTTGGTTACTTACACCTTAAACTTACAAAATCTAACAAACATATTCCCTTATTACCAGATTTTGGTAAAAAAGTGATTTAAATTCCATTTAATTATGTTGGAATTCCATATTCTTTAAGGGCGTTATCCAAATCATCATCTGGTTTGTTGGAAACCATTACACTTCCAGGGGTTTTGCTTCCTGGTGGAACTTGATAAGGAACGTTCTGATATTCAGAGCCAAAATCTTTATTAGCCTTGGATTGGGCCGCAATTAAATCACTTGAGGCTTTTTCTTCAATTGATTTCGCATCTTTAAGCATCTTAAGAATTTCCGCAACGGAAGATTTAAATGGAGAAATGGCCCTTACTACATCTTCAAAATCATCTGCCAATAAAGAAGTCTTACCTCCAACTAAGTGAGTATCTTCAACAAGAGAAGTTAAAAATCCCTTATCTTTGGTATGACGAGTTTTATAAGCAGTGGAACTGAAATTAGCTTCTACTTGATCCATGAAGCTAGACATATTATAAATCAAAGACTGTAAATTCTTATAAGCTGCAAGAACGGTCTGAGTCTTTGGTTGTTGAGAAATTTGCATCAATTCAGATGCGTCTCTTGGCTTTTCTAGCTCTCTAATGGCTCCCTGGCTAGCATCATAGGCCGTCATAAATGCATTTAATCTAGCCTTTAAACCTTGTACGTCTTGTTTAAGCTCTTGATCATATTCATGACCAACACCCCAAGAAACGCTGCTGGCTAAGAAGTCATCTAGTTCGCCCTTAAGTCTTTCAGCGTTCTGTTGCAAACCTTTATCAAGATTTGGTAAATGCTGATGAGCGTAAATAGCACCCAAAGCAACTGCCACAATGGCAACTATGGCTAAAGGGCCGATGGCCTCTTTCTTTAGTTGGCCCTGATTAACTTGCTCTAAACAAGTATCAGCTAATACACGCAGTTCATCTTGATTCTTATTATCAAGATCGTTACCAATTCTAACAAGAGACAGAACTAATTCTTTTTCTGCATATTTACGATGTGTAGATAGTCCATCTGGAGTCTTATGAACGATATGTAAATTGATGTTTTGTCTCTCAATTTCACTCTCAACAAGACCATTTAACTTATCATAGGAAGGAGATACCACTACGGAATTTGGGTGAGCAACTTCCATAATGTTCTTTTTATATTCCATGCTCTTTGGAGCATCTGGTTTGACGCCGTACAACGCTTCAATAGCGGAGGCATCCAAGGAGTCAGCTCTACCAGTTTGTTCTAGCTTTTTCTTAGCTTCGCTAGAATCATTGGAGATCATGCCTTTTTCTTGGGCTATCTTGACAAAACTGTCGAAAATCTCACTTCTACTCATTGTTTGCTCACCATAGATTAATTGTAATAATATGCCCGGTTATGCCACTTTTTCGGCTACGTCATCAATAAACATGTCCACAATCTGCTTTTTGGAAGTAAAATATCTAGGGATTAAAACAATATTGTCTCCCTCTGATACTTTGTTATTTGAAACAATTCTACTCTTTATAACTTGAAAGGCTGGAGAAGATCGAATGAGAGCTTCTTTACCTTCTAGTCCAGAATATACTTCTTTAGCAAACATAACTAACATGGTCTCAATAGAAGACTCATTATTTGGAACAGCTTCTGCCCAAACACGATTTACATTCTTTTGTTCATTTCGGTAACTTGTATTAACTTTGAATTTAGTTTGTGTGGAAGTTGGGGCCGCTGGAGCGGTAGTTGGGGCTGCCGTATCACTAACAGGCTTTCCTTTTTGAACTGTATTGTCCAATGCGTTTGGTCTATCCAAAAACTTATTGACCACATCACCAGCAACCATTAAACCTGCTGATGCAATAGCGATCTTAAATACCCATCCCAATACTTTACCTAATAGGTTAGCGGTTGCACCCTTACGACTACTGAACATTGAAAAGAAAGGAGATGCAGCTTCTTTTGTAAAACTCATGCTGTCTTTTTCAAATTCAATCATTGCTAGTTTAAGAAGCTTCGCATCACGAAATAATTGTCTGCTTGATTTCTTCTGCTCTAGCATTTGGGCGGCTTTCTCAGCTTCATCTTCAGTTGGTGCTTTATTATGCTCCTGAACAGATGATGTAACCATTCCATCAACTTCTGATGAGGAAACTTGTTTCCCACCACTTAGCGCTGACTTTAATTTATCCCAAATAGACTGAAGAATACTACCAACATCAATATGGAATATTCTCATAGCTAAACCAAAAAGTATTCCAAGCCAACCCAAGCCCATTGCACGAAAGGCAATGGAAATGGCGCCTGGAGCTAATAGATTTAATAAGCTACCAGTTTTGTCTTCCGGATTAATGTTGTTGCCAACATACCCTTTAACTTTATCAATCAGTGATGAAATAGCGCTACCCGCTTGAGCAGTTTTAGACAAACCCTCATCGGATAATAGTGTTTCCACTATCATAGTATCAACTATAAAACTAATTTCACTGTTGGTGTGGGTCATCTTTTAAACCTAATAACCTCATTGGAACGATCTTGTAAGTCGTCCAATTTTCTCATATTATCTTTGGCAATAGTAGCTTGATTACTAATAACTGCCATTTCTTGGCTATTGAAGTTTGCTTTTTCAGAAGTTGCATCGCGAGAGATAGCATATGTCTGATAGAACAATAGAATAGTAGCTTCGGTAATTTGTACAATCTTCTTTAGTGTATCAAGAAAGGTGACATATTGACGAGGCGGATCTTTTAGCCAGGTGGTAATTCCCTCTGGTCCAACTAGTAATCCAAAATTAACCTTAGACATTTTCAAATAATCTGAGTTAATTAATCCAATTTCTTGAACTACAGCAGTTGCAGAGCTTTGGACTTGAGCGGCCTGTGGGCTCTTAGCATTTCGTGTAAGGGCCTTGTAAGCTTCAAAGAACTGAAGGATTCTATTCAAATCAACAGCTTCCAAAGTTAGAGGCATTGCTCTGATAACAGGATCCAACATTTCTGGTGTAACCTGTCCGCCCTGACCTGGTTGTCCTCCTGGTTGCTGACCTGGCTGAGCGCCTGGTTGAGTAGTTCCAGGAGTAACAACAGCGCAAGGCTTTCCATTAGCTCCAGTTAATTTGCTACCATATTCTTGAACAATTTTTAGATATTTAGCTGCTAGTTTGCTGTAATTAGCCTTTTGCTTATCAGCGGCGGCTCCATATTGAGCTAACCATTGTGCTCTACGATACAGTACATTAACAGCAACACATGGGGCATCGCTATCAGCTTGCGTGGCGCTAATAGTAGTTGCTGGTTTCTTATCTACGGCTGGTAATACTACCTTCATATTGCTTAGCCAGGCCATAAATGCGCCAGAATCTGCAATGTCACTTGCTAGTAATTTGCGAGTAGCCCTATCAAAATGTGGAAATCCTCTGGTTCCTTCAAAGATGTCACCTTCACCAAGAGTGTCACTCATGAATCCGTCTACAACATCCTTTGGATCAAATTCGGCCTTTTGTTCTGGCTTGGATACGGCATCAACAGGTGGGCGCTGAGCAGTTACTAAATAACCATTTAGCTCACCAATCATTTTGCTCAACATCAATTTGGTAGCATTACTCTTTTCGTTGTCTCTCAAATACACCAAATATTCGGTCAGTGCTTTAACGTTAGCAACGGCTGGTACCTTAATTGGACGGCGAGTTATTTCTTCTCTTGATCTATCGCTACGCATAGATTCGAAATCCCAAATATCTGGGTCATCTGCTTGCGTTGGATGTGCTTCGTCTGGGGACCAGGCAAATCTTTTACCTTCCCAAGTAAACTTTTTAGCAGCGCACCACAAAATGAAGTCGCCAAGAGTTCTTAAATTCTCTGGAGTGGCAGTTAGATTGTTTGGATCGGCACCCTGCTCAAGACCTAAAGGGTTTCCTTTGGCGGGAGCATCGGCAGTGTTGTATTGTCTTTGTAGATTTGTAACTAAAGCATGAGCCGCATGATAAGTAAGAAAATCTGTAGGCGGAACGGTGCTCTTGGCTGCGTTCTGGGCCTCTTTAACTAAAGAGGTAGCGCCAGACACCAAAAGATCTTTTAGTAATTTTTTATCGTCATAGATGAAACTCATTATTTAGTTCCTTATGCTGTAGCATTGCCTCTAGAATTTGTGTTCAATACAGGTGTACTCATATCCGTTTTAGGCTTTGGTGGTACTGGAAGCGGCTCATTAGCTAAAGTATTCTTGATATGTGTAGCTAATCCTGAAAGAACTTTAGCTATAATATCTGGATTCTTTATATCATTTTCATCATACTTAAGAGACTGCATCATAAACTGCCTAAAAGAAGCTTGGTCTTTAAAATTTGCCAATGAAAGCTGAGGAAAAGTATATGTTGCATTAGGGCTGCTTCCTTTATATGGAAGCGTTACATTGAATAAATTAGCTGCACCTAAATTGTTCATTACTGATTTATATTCTGGCTTCATTTGTCCAGGATCGTCTCCGCCCAATTTAGCCGTAATCATTGGCGATTGCTTGGAAATAGCAGCTTTATAAGCAGGATGATTAAGAACATACTTGTAGAAGTACTGATAAAAATATGATAGCTTATCAACTATCTCAGTGATTA